ATCATCACGATCTGGAGGTGGATAACCTCTTTTTGTCGGTCGCGGTCGGTTGTATGACCTTACTCACGGCGACACAGATGGCGCACGCATGGCACGCCGGACTACTTTTTAGCGGGGCGATGCCGTGGGTGCAGGACTTGGTAATCACTGTACTGGTCGTCCGCCTCGCTTGGCGGGGGGACGATGATGATGCACTGGGCTAAGCTTCTACACAGTATTTTGACGGACGTCGACGCGTTTCTCAACGCGGGGTCACCGGTGATTGTAGCGGTGATTACTTACTTTGGAACACGTCGGCGCCGTCACCACAAACACAATAAGGAGGATGATGATTAATGGATTCAGCAACGATTTCCACAGCAGCGGAGTACGCTACCATCATGGCCGTGACTGGTGTCGCAACGCAGTTTATCAAGCAACTGCCAGCCATCACTAAGGCGTGGACACCACTCATCTCACTAGTAATCGGTATTATTGCCGGGCTGGCATCGGTGGCTATCACCCACGACAGCAATTGGGTAGCAGGTGCACTACAGGGCGCGGTTGCCGGTATGTCGATGAGTGGCGGTGTTGACCTCACCAAATCGGCTGTCACGTCGGTTAAGACTAAGCTGGCAGACAGCAAGCAAGCCAAGGCAGACGAGTTTGATGCGGCAGTTGCTAAGGCAGTGGAAGCCAAGCTAGCCGCTACGCCAGCCAGCGACGCGGCACCAACACCAGCACCCGCTGACGGAGGTGATTCCAGTGCGGCACAAGTTTAATAAGTGGATTACGGCCGTAACGGTTATCGTTGCGGCCTTTGTTGTGGGCACGGGTGCGGTTAACAGCACCTACGACACACAAGCACAGACACAGACGGCAGCACTGGTGCAGTCGAGTAAGTCGACCACAGCGTCGATTCACCAGTTGGCGACCGTTTCGGCAGACAAGCGCGAGCAGGGTGTTGACTGGTCGAAGTATCAGGGCACGTACGGTGCGTATGGACGCTCCGACGATAAGTTTGTCATCAGCCAGATTGGCGGATTTTATGATGGCAGCTTTATCCCACAGTACACATACAGCACGCAGGTAACCTCGGCCATTGCGGCCGGGAAGTACGCCCACACGTACATCTACGCGCAGTTCACCACGCGGGCACAGGCGGACGCTATGCTGGACTACTACCTGCCAAAGGTGCAGACGCCTAAGCAGTCCATCGTGGCGCTAGACGTCGAATCTGGGACGCCTAACACCGATGCGGTCAACTACGCGCTCCAGCGAATCACGGACGCAGGATATACCGCGGTACTGTATGGCTACAAGGGATTTCTGACAGACAAGCTCGACCTGGCATCACTTGCTAAGTCGTGGCCTCTGTGGCTGGCGGAGTACCCGGACTATCAGGTACGCACGTCTCCGGACTACAGCTTCTTCCCGTCCTACGACAACATTCACGTCTTCCAGTTCACGTCCACATACAAGGCTGGCGGGCTAGACGGTAACGTTGACCTAACTGGACTCACGCACAACGGCTATACCAGTCGCACAACTGCCAGCGATGGTAAGACAACCGTGCACCCTGCTACCAATACACCAGCAATTGCGGCCGGTCAGCAAGCCAACAATACGGCTAAGCGCGACCTCAAGGCGGGCGACGTGGTCAAGGTCAACCTCGGAGCTACTAAGTGGGCGACCGGGCAGACTATCCCATCGTGGGTACGTGGCAAGACCTACACGGTCTCCGCTATCTCGGGCACGCGGGTATTGCTCGGCGGCATCATGAGCTGGGCTAACCGCGCGGATGTCGAAATTTTGGCGACCACCCAGACGGCGGCCAGCACGTCTACGACGTATCGCGACGGCAAGTGGACTATCCACGCGGAGGATGGCACTTTCACAGCTAACCGCGGCCTGTCGGTATGGTACTGGCCTGGCTACAGCGCGACTGGCTCACGCTACTACAACGGCGAGTCGGTACGCTACTATGGCTGGGTCCGCAATGGACAGTACGTCTACATCGCCTACCACGCTAGCGATGGCCTGACCCACTACCTGGCAGTACGCGACAATGGCGCGGCACTGGGAACATTCCGGTAGTATAATTGCGCGACGGAGGAAATCCGTCATGACTAAGTAGCCTCACCCTGCTTAATAGCGGGGTGGGGCTTTTTTTGTTAAATTATGGAGAACGTGGATAAAATTGTTACTACTTTTTGCTTAGTGGTAAACTTTTATTAATTAATCTTTCGGAAAGATGGGGAACTTTTTATGAGTGTGATTGATGTTTTCGTGGATGAATCTGGAAATCTTGGAACGGGAAGAGGCAGATATTTTACTATAGCACTTGTTTCTTGTGAACGATCCGAAAGTAAACGTCTTAGGCGGTCTGTAAAAAAACAAGCGCTAAAGACTAAGCAGGCTCACCCCCAAAAAACATGGCATAATGGAGAGGTTAAGGCCTCCAATTTGTCTTGGCCGGAACGAATTGAGACAATTAAAAAGATATGCGAAAGAGATGTCCATATTTTTGATATAACAGCTGACAAGGATAATCTTCAACCACAGATGTTTGAACACAAGTCTGCTACCTACAATTACTGGATAAAGCTTGTAGTTGACGACCTTGTGAAATACTATTCAGACATAGATGAAATTACATTTTACATCGATCGTCGAGCAATTCGAGTTGAAAGTTTCAACTCTTTCTTAGATTATATTACGATCCATTTGTTATACGAAATGAATCAAACCGGTCTTCATATTTATGCTTCTTATCCTGAATCACAAACTGATTACGGCATTCAAGCAGCTGACTTTGTTTCAAATGCTGTTAACAGTTATCACCAAACTTTTGATGATTCCAAGGTTTCTTCCTTAAGGCCGTCCATTATTCACGAACAGCATTTCCCGTATAGATATTTTGGTCAATGAAAGGTCTTGCACTAAAAATATAAAGGTAGTACCATAAATGTATGGTAAGACCTATAAGCCGTGCGAGTCGAAAGACAATCATAAGCTGAATTATCAGCCGCCTTATAGGCACTTAAACATATCGGAGCTCTCCTTTACAGGAAAGCGCGTAGCCTCACCCTGCGGGGTGGGGCTTTTTTTAATAATTTCGACATTTAATTTGAGCGGTGCTATAATCAAATCGTTCGAACGAGTGCTTTCACACCTTCCAGCATGTTAACACTTTCGTTCCTACTCCTCTATACTCTTAGCAGAAATGCTAGGGGTATTTTGTTTAAAAACATATTATAAAATTGTATACGCATTAGTAAAACATGTGTATAATCAGTTCAGAGGCGTTGCTAAGACTCCAAATTATCTGTTCAACAACACTGTATGCAAGTTTAGGTACCGTCTAACGGGGGTTCTACTTCTTTTGTTCGTTTACGATTTGGTAGATATCAGACAACACCTGTGGCTTTTATGCTGAAAATGCTTTTAACCACAAATTGCAAAGTCGGCAACGCCTCTTGGGGACTTCTCTACTGCACGTGAGAAGTCCCTTTTTATTGATTGGATCTTGAATTTGGTGTAATCTTTGTTTGTGGTCAGGGCGCAGCCACATTTTGGGTCATGGTAGTATGATGTACCTCTCCTAAATTAACCCCAATGGTAGATTAACCCAAACAACGTCGATCAATTTATGCGCCCATACATATTATTTAAATGGATATTGATTTAATATGGATCCTATTTCTGTTGCAATTGTTGATGTAGGTACATACTAGGAGGATTTATGCTAAAAGAATTCCGTGATTTTATAAGTCGTGGTAATATGGTTGATTTGGCTGTAGGTGTTATCATTGGTGGTGCTTTTACAAATTTAGTTAAGTCACTTACCAGTAATTTAATCAATCCATTGTTATCATTATTTGTAGGCAAGGCAAATTTAGATGGGCTTTATTTCAGAATACTCAGTGCTAAATTTACTGTGGGTACTTTTATAAATGATGTCATTAATTTTATTATTATGGCGTTCGTCGTTTTTCTACTGGTAAAAATAATCAACAAGGTAACTCATCGACCTTCACCTGAGCCTGCAGCGCCAACAGTAGAAGAAATCTATCTTAAAGAGATTAGGGACTTGCTCAGAAAAAACAGTTAATACTGTTTTTGGTGATGGTTTGCTAAAAAACATTTTGTTGAAAAATGTTTTTTGGGGGTGTATAACTGATTTGTGGTCTAATTTTAACCATAATCTTGGTCAATCAGTGCTGACGACCATTGCAAAATGAGTACACCTATGTTCATGTTTATGGTAGTTTAGTTGAACACGGTAGTGTCAATTGAGTTGGGTGGTACTAATTACAAACAGCGATACCGCATAGTCGGCGTCGCTGTTTTTGCGTAATCTCCATGCGTGGGGGTGACGATATGATAGTCATAAAGCAAGGTAGTGGAGCAGGGTTAGTAGACGTGCTGGTAGGCGATCGGGTGGTGGCCGAGGATATTACACTGATTGAGATGCTAGATCTGCTAGAAGAGTGCGTGTACAGAGTGATGGAAGCAAATGTTATTTAAAAACCGTTATTTCATGCCGGTTAAACCATGCTAAAATCTATTCCCCAATTCTTCCCCCAAAAATACAAAAATAGCCCGCAGGTCTATATCTGCAGGCTTCGTAGTCTTAAATATTAGAAAGACAAGTTCTAACCCTGACGCTGGGTGATAGTGTTGACAATCAGTGGCTTGAAGAGGGCCACTTTTTTCATGCCTTGGTGGCTGCGGTGGCGGTTCTGGCTGGTGCGGGTGCCGTGG